CTGCTGGTAGGCTTGCAAAGGCTACAACTGGCACAGAAGCGGCAATGGATGCCGTTCCGGTCAGATCGCCCGTAACATCGCCTGTCACGTTGCCGGTGAGGTCTCCGGTCACGTTACCAGTGACATCGCCTGTCACGTTGCCGGTGATATCTCCAGTGATGTCTCCGATGATGTCGCCTTCTACCTCGAGGTCACCCTCGACAAGCATTGCGACATCACCAGGCGTTCCAGTTACGGTGATCTTTTCAGGATCACCGTAGAGGGTCGTCCCAAAGGCGTTGCGGCCGAAGGACGATGGGTTGGTGCTGTACTCAGTGTTGACTGGCATGGGACACCTTATGCGTAGATGATGCGTGCGCCGAGCTGCTCGTACAGAGTTGCAGTTGCAATGAACGTGTCGAAACGGTCAATGAACTGGTTCGTGCGAACGTCCCACGAGCGGACGTAGCGGACGCCGATGCCGGTGTCTGGGTCAACCTTGTAGTCAGCGAACTCGACCGAGCTTCCCTTCGGGATCTCGAGCTCCTTGTTGGCGAGCATCAGGGCATCTTCGTGGAAGATGACCGACTGACGTGCAACCGAAGAAGCAGCGCCGAGGAACACGATTGGGTCAGATGGGGCTGGCAGAGCAGACACGTTCTGGAATGGACCAGAGTTCACGAGAGCTGGCGAGATCGTCAGGGTCAGCGAGGTTGCGCTGTTGACGGTTACACCGAGGACCGTGATCTGCTGAACGTAGCCGAGGTCGCCCTTGTTCTGTGGGTTGACTGCATTGACACCAGCAATGGTGAAGATGTCGCCAACGTTTGGAACCTGGCCGGAGGTAACCGTGACAGCCAGCGTACCGCTCATGGTGTTGCCATCAGTTGGGCTGGTTGGGGTTGAAGTTACCGTTGCGGAACCGGTTGCTGCGACCGTGCCGTTCGTGTGGGTTGGGACGAGCTGGTTCAGGAACTGGTAGGTTCCGTTGTACTCACCCTGGAGACCCTTGAGGTACTGCTCACCGATCTGCTTCTGTGGGTTGAAGATCGTCTGACCCTGGAGGGCGAGGATCTTGTTGAAGGCAGGAGTGTTGAACTCGCTGAGCTTCATGTCACCGACTGGAGCGTCGTTGTTGTAGAGCAGGGCAACTGCGTCAGAGACGGCGTCGAGGGCGTTGGTCTTCGTCAGGGCGGTGCCTGGTGCGCCAACGGCGTTGTAGAACTTGTTGGTCAGTGCTGCAACCTTGCCTTCAACGTAGTTGGCGATGCGGATCATCGCTGGCTCGATCTCACGGGAAGCGAGGTCGTCGAACGACATCACGAGTTCCTGCGAGGTGAAGCTGAGGTCGATGCCGTATGGCGTGTCGAACGTCAGTGGGCTGTAGGTTTCAGTCTGGGCCTGAATGTTGACCACGTTGCCCTCACGGACATCGTAGCGGGCTGGGCGGCGGACGTTGATCGTCTGGCCGATCTTTGCACCCTTGACCGCGAAGTCCTGGTCCCACTTACGTGCGACGCGACGGGCCATGGTGAGGTTGTTGGAAAGAACCTGTGCGCTCTCAGGAGTGATCATCGAGATCGTCTGGAGCTGGTTTGATGGTGCTGGCATTGTAGTATCCTCTATGTCGGGCGATGGCCTTAACGCTTCAACCCCATTTTCTTCTGCCAACGCTCTCGACGGGCTCTCATGAACGCGTCTGGATCGCTTGCAGCCAGTTCTGAACCAGTAGTTGCTGGTGCTGAACCGGTAACCGGGGTGAGCGGCTTCGGCGGTTGTTTCTTGACCACAGGTGCAGATGCACTTGCAGCCGTCAGTTTGTCTTCAAGCTTCCCGAGCTCCTTGATCTGTCCGACCGGGGAGAGACGAGAAATCCTGTTGTACTCTTTCAAGTTGGTTGCGAGAAAGTAGGCTACCTGAGGACCGACTTCACTCTCGAGAATAGCAGTTGCAAGAGCTTCTGGTGCCGCAACCTGATCGAAGAACTTCATCTTTTCGTAGAAGTCCGGCGTCTTGGCTGCTTCGGCCTGTGCGCGAACTTGATAGTTGCGTGCGCTTGCCTGGCGTTCAAAGTCTGCCTTTGCCTTCTGCTGCGTCCAAGCTTCAAGGTCCTTCTCAAACTGAGCAGGGTTAGAAGCGTAGTCAGCAAGAACCGGCTTTGGCGTAGCAGCTACCTGGGTGGCTGGAGCTTGACGGTTGGCCTGCGCCTTCCAGAACTCTGCCTCTTCCTGTGCTGCAACCGTAGCTGCATCTCGAGCGTCTCGGTCTCGCTTAAGGCGAGCTTCAACGATCCCGTTCAACTCTTCTTGAGTAAACGTTTTGCCTGCTTGACCCTGTTCAGTGCTCTCATCTGAACCTGGTGCACCTTCAGTTTCCTGTCCGGCTGGTGCTTCGTTGTTGCCCGCGTCAGCAACCTGAGTATCGCCCGCGTTTGAGCTAGAGTTTTCCACAATCGCCTCTTAATAGAGTGTACCCTCACGAGGTGGCGTGAGTGCCATGCCGTATTTACGTACGGTCGAGATTTCTTAGAACGGTCCGTCGCCTGGACCGTTCAGGTTTGATGTGCCTTCTACCTCAACGCTGTCAAGGTCAGGGACCGACGGGACCTCAACTGACGCTGACTTCAGGTCAGCCAGCTTGTCCTCACGGTCTTCCTTGCGTGCCTTGTGGTGCTGATCCTGCATCTGTTCGGTTGCCTTGATGCCGGCGAGCTGAACTTCCATCTCGAACTTGCGCTCGGTCAGTTCAAGCTCACGCTCCTGAAGCTCAAGCTCAACGCGCTTGACCTCCATTTGTGCGATCAGGGTCTCCTGCTGAACCTGAAGCTCGGCGCGCTTGAGATCAAGCTCTGCCATCTTCTCCTGGTGGGTCAGCTTGATCTTGGCTGCCTCAAGCTCGTTGTCGTTCTTGGCGACGGCGTTCTCGAAGGACAGCTTCTGGATCTGCGTCTTGTCAGGGAGGACCTGTGCCTCCATCTCCTGGACCTGCTGCGTCAGGCCCTGGACCTGCTGCTTGAGGTTGGCGATCTGCTGAGGACCTTCCTCTACCTGGTCGTCGGTTGCGGCGAGCACGTTTGGTGGGACCGCAGCGCGAAGACGGGCTGCAATCTCCTGCGCACCTGGCCAATCGGCGTTCTGCGCGATAAGGTCGGCAATCAGAGGGGCGGCTTCTGGGTAAACGCCGATCAGCTGCATGCCGGCGTCCATGGCTGCCTGGCGCTTGGTTGCGTAGGCACCACCTGTTTCGACGGCGACCTTGAACTTGGCATTCTCCAGTTTGGTCTCAATGCTGTTGTTCAGCACGAAGGTCTGCTGGTCGCCGTTCTGCTTGGTGCCGATGATGGAGCGACCTGCCTCACCATAGAACACTGGGATGGCCTGCACGAGGACGAGACCCACCTGCGCGATTGACTGGCGGATGTTGTGCTGACGGTGGAAGTTGGAGATGCGGGCCTGCTCGACGCGAGTAAGCAGGGCGCGCCCGCTCTCTGCGTTCTGAGGACCATTCTCACCCATGTCTGGGGCCTGCTGACCAGAGACCGCCTTAAGCGCCTCTGTTGCGTTGACGAGCATGACCTGAGCTGACTGGATTGGGAGCTCAGCGACGTCGCGCTGAGGAGGGGCGCCGCCGTTGGCAGGGTCTGGCTTGTAGGTGATGTACGCCTGGTGAGAGGTGTGGAGCGTTGCCCACTCAGCCTGGTTGTCCTCGAACTGCTTCGCGGTGCCGATGTATGGGGCCTTAGGGGCCAGCATCAGCATCTCAAGCTGGGTGTTGTTGATGTAGTCAATGCGGCGCTGGCTGTCGCGCAGGTCGTAGACCATGCCCTTCAGGACGCGCTCGTCCTGAGGGTTCCAGAACTCTTCACCCTTGAAGGCGATGATCGGGATGTACTCACCTGGCCACTCGGTCTCATCAAGGATCTCGCGATCATTGAGGACGTAGTGCTTGATCACAGGCTTCATCGCAACGCGCTGGTCGATGATCTTGGTGCCAGCTGGTGGCTGCTCGAACACGAGCTGCTCATAGCCGGCTGGGTTCCAGATCTTCCAGAGCTTCTGCTCGTAATATTCCTTGACGTAGTACTCCATCACGCGAATGAACTTGGTGGTCAACCACGAGTTGGTGTCGTTCTTTGTCCAGCCCTGGAAGCTGTTCTGATTGATCACCTCGGCCAGCTTGGAGCGACCATACTTGCGGAGGTACTCGTCATGCGTCATCTCAACGACGACGAAGGCGTACTCAGCGTCAGCGCCCGTCAGGGACTGGTGGTTAGGGTCAAGGAGGATGGTGAATGGGTTGACGACGGCGTCAATCTTCAGGCGCTGCTCGAAGCTGTCAGTTGAGACGTACTCAGAGTTGACGCGGACATAGCCGAGACCTGTGACGATGCTGTACCAGCCGGCCTTGCCGTAGGCGACCTTGGCGTGGCTGTCCTGCTCGATCGTCCTGATCATGTCCGACATGTTGTCGGCAAACTCTTCGTCGGTGTTGTCGTCGGCCGGCGAGATCTGAATGGCTGGGATGCTCTCGAGGAACTGGTTGGTCTCGTGCGCGACCATCTTTGGGATGCGGTCCTCGGTCAACGCTGGAAGGGCGTTGGCCTCCTGGGTAGCTACCCAGCTGGACGGCATGTAGTCGCCTTCGACGTACTTGAGGCAGTCCTTCGCGTCATTGGTGTACCTGCGCCAGCCCTGCATGGCAGCATTGTAGTTGGCCTTAGCCGACTTGATCAGGCGCTGCTCAGGGGAGAGGCTTGGGGTAAGCTCGTCAGCGGCGAGCGGGACTTTCTTAGGCATGGTGTCCTCGGTAGGGTTCAGTATTTACGGTGAATGTATGACCCAGTGGATTGGATCTTAGGTCCCGGCTCAGTGATTGCAATCCCCTTGACCTTCTCGGTCATGATCGCGTACCGAAGGGCGTCAACCAAGTGGTCGTTTTCCTTGATGATCCTACCCTTCTCGTCTCTGCGGTAGTTGGCCATCTCTGAGAAGAGAGGCTGGTTGTTTGGGCAGTTCATCACCTTAATGTAGCCTGAGCGGATGCCCATCCAGACCTCGTTCAACCCGGCCTGCACCTCATTGACCGCGTTGGTCAGCTCCAGGCCGAGGTCGCGATACTGCTGCATCAGCGCCTCAGAGCCTGATTGACCGCGACCATTGGCAGCAGGGTCGATGGCGCCTGGGATCCAGATGCCGTGGTCTCTCATGATCTTGGCGTGGCCGACAGGTTCAGTCTCACCCTGCTTGTAGCTGTCGTAGATGTAGCGGATGCCGGTCTGTGGGTCGATGGCAAGCCAGACGGCCGCCGTCCAGTTCCAACCAACGTCGAGGGCGAAGCAGCGCTTCCAGTTCTTTGGGATCTCCATGTACTGGACGGTGTACGTCTTTGGGTCGTCTGGGTAGATGGCACCACTGCCAATGTTTGGCTTGCCCAGAAGGCGGGCTTCCCTGACGTGAGGGTGGTATTGGTTCTCAAGGAGCTCAAGCTTCTCCTTGGTGATGTGTGGGACCTCGTAGGCCGTGATGTTGGTGAACCAGCGGCCTGTGTTCTTGCCGTTGTGCATGATAGGCCCGCAGTAGCCAGGGCCAGGCCAGCCGCCAGGGCAGAAGTTCAAGAAGGTGTCGGTCACCCCCTTGTTTGGGGTGAATGTCATGATCAGCATCAAGTTCGGGTCTGAGGTGGTACGGGCGACGCACTCCTCATAGATCTGCAGGTCTGGTTCCTCGTCAAGCCAGATGTTTCTCGGAAGACCCTGGAAGCTCTCACGCCCTGCCTCGTACGACTTGAAGGTAACGTGGGAGTAGCCGTCAAAGTTGCCGTCAGCATCGAAGTGCCGGACGCGGAAGGATGGGACAAGGGTCTCAACGCGGTCCGTCTTCGTCATGCTCTCGAGGTCGAGGCAGTCGTAGCGGATAAGACCTGATCCAAGCTCGCCGACCTGGCCAATCAGGCGCTCCTGCATGATTTCTCTGACGTCCTTCCAGCTCTCACCTGCGATCCACCAGCGGTTGGGTCCGCTGAGGCGCTTGCCTGTCCAGTCATCTGGGTACAGGCCGGTCAGGTGGAGGGATACCTCATAGGCGACGCCTGAGGTCTTGCCGACCTGGTTGGCTGCGTCGAGGAAGCGGTAGGTGTACGTGTTGCCTGCTTCCCAGAACTGGACCAGCTTTGGGTAGAGCTCCTTGGCGAAGTACTGCTTACCGAGGAACTCATGCGTCTCCTCAGGGTACCAGTGGTCGATCATGTTGCGCTTCTCGCGGCTCATGATCTCCTTGTTCAGGCGGACGAGCTCCTCATAGTCAGCTGCGTCGAAGAACTCTTGGAGCTGGGTATCGCTCACGTGAGCTGCCAGTCCAGCAGGACTGCGTTGTCCCACTCGTAACGATTGCGGTGCAGTTTGGCTACAGCGAACCTGATGCGCAGCTTCCAAATGTTGAAGATGCGCTGAAAGCGGACGTAATGGACACCCTTGGCCTCAGGTGGATATGGCTGAAGCGCCGCGTGCTCTGGTGGGCAAATGTGCCCAGATGCCAGGGTGGTGTAGCGGCTCGTTGGGAAGCGCTTGAGGTGGATCTTCATGATTGGTCCTTGGTGAGCTTCTGTGCGATCTGGAGGGCGCGGGCCTTGAGCTCTTCCTCTGACATCTCCTCTACCTCGTCTACCTTCTGGATCTTCTGGACCTGTGGCAGAGGCTCAAGCATGCGGGACCCGAGGAACATCATCAGGTTCACGTAGGTCTGCTTGTCGAGGCGCTTGCCCTTCTCGTCGACGTCGAAGTAGTCCTGTCGAGAGGCCTCAAGCAGCTCTGCAAGGGCCTCTTCGTATGAGACACCAAGGGATTTTGTGATTGCTTGGGCGAGTTGACCTACTTTAATGTAGGTGCCCCGTTGACCGGGGTTACGGCCGGGACCGGCCTTGTAATTGGAGGTTTTGTTTGGAACGAGCTTCATGCCTTCCCCGTGGAAGTGTACCCAGGGAAGTCGGTCCCAGTGCCGCAGGACCTTTTGTTCTCAGGTCCATGCGGCTATTTACGTACGGGTCTAAGTCTGGTAAGGTCGATGATTGGGCCTGTCAGGTGAGATTGGTGGGTGATTGGGAACCAGGCAGGTGTGGTAGAAGCTGTATTGGCTGAACAGTGATGGAACCTTACCGTGCTTGACGTACAGCTCATAGGCGAAGGTCATCCAACCTTCGCCGTACTTGCGGGCGGCCATGATGCGCTGTCTGTCGCTTAGGGGGATTTTGACCCACTGCTCAATGTGGATACCCAGCTCGGCGCTCATCACCTCGAAGTTTTTCCACTTGCGGGAGGTCCTGAGAAGCATCAATGGTGGGTGACCTTCAAACAGACACGTGCTCGACCGCGCGTTGAAAAGAGGGCCGGCACGACCTGTCTTCAGGTAAACCTGGTATGAGAACTTACACCAGTCCTTGCCACCTTTAGCGTGATAGTCTGTGATGTACGCGCGCTGTTCAGGTGGTATCTGAGAGAACTCCTCAAGGGACATACCGAGGACGGCAGCTGGCTTGATGCTTCTCTCAGAGCTGTTGTTCAGCAGGTTGACTGACGTTGAGACCCAGCGCAGGTTGGGGGCGCGGTTGTCCGACTTGTCTCGGTTGATGTGATCAACGACCATGCCAGGCTTGTGCCCAGGGACCCTGACGAGGGCGACTGCCTGGTGTTGGTAGAGCGGTTCAGGGCCATTACCGCGAGAGATCGAGGTGATCAGGTAGCAGTCGTCTGGGTTCTTCTTGTCAACTGGGCACATCTTGAGAGGCCTGCCGGTCTTGCCGATGATCACGTCCTGCTGTGTCAGGTAGTAGCCTGGGTAGCCAGGGATGGGCTGCCACTCACTTTTTCTGGCAAGATCAGCGATCTTGGACATCATCGTCTTGACCTGCCTGCGCCGACCTTTGGTGATTGACCTACCATGCTCTTCGTTGCGTGGGTACATACCAACGTAGTTTCCTACTCTGTTCTTCTTCATACGAGCCAGGCTCCTGGGCGTGTGCGGTAGCAAAGGGTGGGTTGGTAGGTGCATCCGACTGCACCATATGTGGTGTACACCTCATCAGAAAAAGTTCGGCCGCCTGGTGCTGGTAGAGATAGGTTCCAAGCGTGGGCGAACTGCACGGCTACCTTTGTCCTGAACAACCAGCATGAGGTGTCGGTAAAGAACTCACCTTGGTAGTTTGACTTGGGGCCGCAGCTATCCATCAGGTCGTCCTTGATGAACTTTCCGTCCTGATCGTAGAGGCCGCGGTAAGAGCAGGCGATGCCGGCCTTGAGGTTCAGCAGGCTTTCGAGGTGGTCTGGCTGATACCAGTTGTCCTCGTCAAGGTAGGCGATGTGCTCGGTGTTGACGAGGTGGGTGAAGGCGGCGTGGATGCGGTGGCCGAAGTGGACGCCTTGGTGGGTATTCTCAGGGAGGACGGTCAGGTTGATGCACTCAGCGCCGCGCTCGTCCCAGATGTCGCTGATTGCTGCATTAGAGGCGGTGTGCCAATGCTCCTCGCCGTCAACGATGACCCATGGACGAGCCTCAACTGACTGATCCAAGACTGACAGGATGGCCTGCTTGAGGTGCTTTGTACCGATTGTGGGAATGAGAACTGTGATCATTTACGCGCCTTGATGGCTTCTACGAGGTTGTCGATGGCACACCCAATGCCAATCAAAAATAACCCAATAAAGAATAGCTCGACGCAAATGATCCCCTGAGTGATGTTCATGATGTTCATGCTCTTCCCCTGAAAGTGTAAGTGCCCGTGTGGTTCAACTGGGCGGGCAGGATGGTCATGTCGATCCCAACTTCCCGGCACAGGTGGTTGAAGTAGTAGTCCTCTGAGAGCTCGATGTTGTCTACTCGCCCTGTCTGGTAGAAGTTCGTAATGACCTCCTTCTCCTGCGGCTCATAGGCAGATGAGACAACTGGCTTCAGCTTCTCGAAGACCTCTCGCTTGATCAGCTGAAAGCCGCCCTGAAGGTACAGTGGGTCGGTGTCATAGCTGGCAGCTGCGAGCTCAAGCTCTCTGGCGGTGCTGTCAGGCTTCTTCTGGAGCTGCGCCTTAACGCCGTCCCAGTTGATGTTCTTCTTTGGGTAGCGGCAGCCGATCACCGGCTTGTCGGCCTTCAAGAGATCGAGGATGAGCGTAGGGTCGCCTGAGACGTCGGCGTCAAGGAAGAAGAGGTGGGTGAAGCCTGACTTGAGGAAGTTGTGCACGAGCCGGTTGCGCGCCCTGGTGATGAAGCTCTCGCCGCCGATGAACTGGCAGGCGACGTCGATCTTGTTGTAGAAGCAGACGCCCTGAATACCGAGAAGCGTCGAGGTGGTGTTGATCGTCAGCTGGTGCGAGTAGCACGGCATGCAGATCAGAACTGATGTCACGACAGCTCCTCCGAGCCAGGTGCCTGGACCTTTGAAGCCTCGCAAATACATCTAACTGAATGCTCCATCTCACCAAATGCCCACGCATAATGAGGTGCTCTCCACGGTCGAGATGACACGAGAGGACCAAAACTATCTATGACCTCAATAGCGGCACGGCCGCACATTGATTTAGGTGTGTCAAATGGTAGGATTTTCACGGCAGTTCAGACCCTTCAGATGGCGGCGTGGAAGCGTTGAGCAACGCAACACCTTTGTCTGTCAACCAGCCAGTGCGCAATGACACACCGCTCTCTGCCAAACCTTTGTTATGCACTCGCTCCATTGCTCGGAAAGCAACCTTTTCGCTGCACCCTGTTTCTGTAGCAAGCGTCTCATAGGGGAATGGGTGTTCTTCACCTTGTGCAGAGAAGTAGTCGAAGAAGGACTGCCCTGACTTCTGCCACTTGTCATGTATTTCACGTGTCTTCGTTGCATACGCATGAATGTGCCGGCATACGAGCACATCTGAAAGGTCCTTGGTTTGCAGCGCATTCATGGTGCCTCCTGCTCCGGTGGGCGCTTGGAAGCGTCTCTTGCTGCTCTCAATGCATACTGAAGTGTTCGCTGGACAGACTGCCCAAACTCTGCGCGTGCTGGGTTCTGGTATTTCTCCATCAACTCGTTGAAGAGCACGTGGTCAGAAGGTCCTTCACTGAACGGGCGTCCAGTGGCAATGCGTTGACCGCACTCTTGACCGGTAGTGAAAGCCTTCTGTCGAGTTTCCTCTAGTTGCTCAAGTGTGTAGAGCCCAAAGAAGTTGAGAAGTCTCATACTGGCTCCACCGTTGGGGCGGGCTCTTGGTATGGCTTTGCTCCTGGGCGAAGCATCATCCTCATGTGAGGTCCTGCCTTCGCGTAAGGATGAGTACAGTCTTCACCGCGTGGCTGGAAGTAGACATCGTCGTAGTGGAAGAATGCACCATAGTCGATGAAGTAAACCTTGCCCAGCAGGCGAAGTTGCTCAATGTGGTCGTAAACAGACTTCACTTGTTCACCTTTCTGCGCTTTTGGTTGGCGATCACTGTGGTTCCTAGTAGAGGACCCTTCTTCTTGAAGATTTTGTCGAAGTTGTCCCGGTAGGCCTTCGAGTTCTTCTTGGACTGGATGGTGTCTCCAGTATGTTCGTTCTTAGCTGCCATATCTTGACTTCATTGCCTGTTTGTGCGACGATGTTCCAAGCTTGGTCTTGACGCCTGCTCGCCCGTTGGTCTTCCACTTTGTCCCCGGCTGCCACACCAGGTTCTTGACTGAGTTGTTCTGCCAGTCAAAGTCCTTGTGGGCAAGCGTGCACGTGCTGTCGTAACCTGGTACGAAGATGCGCGCGATCGCCCAGTCAAGGTACAGCATCTTGTGCTTGCCGTCAATGCAGGCGCAGCACATCAGCCGCTGGCCTCGGTTGTTTGGGACCAAGGACATGTACCGCTTGGACTTTTCAGACCAGATCTTCCAGCCCTTGGCGTGTGAGCCATCGAGCAGGTACTTCGGGTAGCCAGGTATCTTGTGCATCATACCTTAGGGACCGGGGTGGGTAAACTGGGCGAGCGTCCTGCAGGTAGAGCAGGTTCCGCATGGTTGATTGTCAACAGGTGTGCGGCATGACCACGTCAGATCGAAGAGTTCCTTCGGAAGGGTCTGCGCCGCTTCAAATTTCGTCAGATGGCGAACTGGGAAGAGCAGCCGTGTCTCTGAACTGAATGAAGAGAAGAGCTTACGGCCGCGGATACGGCGGTAGTCGTTGATCCCGATCTCATCGTCCTTCGTTGCGCCAAAAGCTACGCGCTCATATTTGCCGTTCTTCGCGAGTGCTCCGGCCACAAACATTGTTATGTCGCTGTCCCATAGCAGGTTGTCGCCAGGGACAGCGACCACACTGCCATCTGTCAGTGGGAAGTTGTAGCCGTGAGCGCTCATCCACTTAAGAATGTCTTCTACCGCCTTAGTCTCACGCTCATCTCTACCCTCACGGTTGATGATGTGAACGTGGTGAACATGGACGTTCTCGTCCTTGAGCGCCCACAGGGCAGCCGTGCTGTCCGCGCCGCCAGAGAGCATCAAGAGGATTGGCTTCTTCATTTGGTGAAGATCAACACAACGATTGGAGCAAGGCCTGGTTCATCAGACGGAGCCTCAATTGCCAGCTTCGCGTAGCTGAAGCCATTCTCAAACGCAAGCAGGCAGAAATCATGAGGTGAGAGCTTGCTCAGCAGCCGAGGGGTTTCGATAGTGCACTTGTCTGTGTAAAGTCGAACCCTGAACTGACCATCTTTTGATAACGCCTTATGACAGCGCTCGAGAACCGTTGGATAATCCTCGACAGGGAGGCAGTTAAATGAGCCGTCGGCGATGATGTAGTCGTAGTAGTTCTCTGGCATGTCCATCAGGCGCCAATCCTGGATAACATCCCCGCTCTCGAAGTCTACGACGGTAACGTTCACAGGCTTGACGAGGTGCAGTCGTGAGCGCCCGAGGTGGAGGATCTCTGGGTAGAGAGCCCTGCGCTCCTCATCGTTGGCACGAAGCCGTGGATCGAGAACTGGGTTGTTCTCCCATAGGTGCTTGGTCTCGATCATTCTACAACCATGTTTACACGGTGGTCTTCTACCATGAAGTAGTTCTGACCGTCAACTGAAAGTCGCTGGCCCGCCTTCTCGTATGAGACGATAATGTCTCCAACCTTGCACTTGTTTGGAATGCGGTTGCCATGTGAGACAGTCTTTGGGAACTTGCCAAGCTCTGGGTAGTAGCCCTTGCCTGAGGAGACGACGATGGCGACAACTTCCCTGTTTGGGTTCTTGTCTACCTCGACCAGCTGGAACCCTGGGATGTTGAACTCCTCGTCTACTGGAACGCAGACAAGCCAGCACTCGTTGGCGCGCAGGCCGCAGACATGGCCCTTGAGCTCCTTCTGCATCTTCTTGGCGCGCTTGACGGTCAGCTCGTTGACGCCTGGTCCTGGGTTTTCTTTCTTGCTCATGTTGGCTCCAGGAATGCCTTGCGCATCGCGTGGAAGTCGGCCGACTTCTTGGTGATTGCGGCGTTCTGAACGTGCTTTGGGATCAAGTGCAGCTCAGGGAAGACGCCAGGGCCGTAGCCGACAAGGTGGCGAAGGATAGCTATCTCTAGCGCAAGCTTGAGAAGGTCCTGCTCGGTTGGCTTCGAAACCTCGAGGCGGCGCTTGAGCTCGGCCTTGACGTCCTTCATCGTATGCGAATGAGGGTTGGTTGGCCAGTATTTGACTGGCACCTCTATCACGTCAGCCAGCTCTTGGTTGGTGAAGTCGGGCAGGCGCTTTAGCAGGATTGCTGCTAGCGCTTCCTTTGGGTCTGGAAGGGTTTCCAGCTCTGTTTGTTCTTCAGTCATTCGTCTTCTCCGATGGAGCTGCCGGCATCTTCTCGATCTCAGTGATCGCTGAACCGACATACTGGCCAATCTTGATGAGCGCGCCTTCGCCGTCAAAATATTGAAGGCCGCTGATCTGCAGGCCGGTTTCTGTTACGAGCTCAAGCTCGATGCGAACGGTCTTGATCTTCATAGTGATTTCCTTTTTAGTTCTGAAAGGTCCCAGCGTATCTCGTCAATCACAGTCAGGCGCTGGGACCAGGCTGAGTAGGTGCAAAAGTCTATGGCAAAAGCGATCGGCAGGCTGATCAAGTCCAACAGGAGCTTAACAAGTTTACCAATCATAGTTCCTCCATTCGATGGAATATTTATCCACCGAGGACCTGGCAAAGAGAAGGGGCTCATTGAGCCCCTTTGCGCCTTACGGCATCGGCGTGTTCCACCCGTCCTGGCTGACCTCGTAGGGCTCGAACCTACACCTCAGCGTTCAGAGCGCTGCGTCCTGCCAGATTAGACGAAAGGTCAAAAATCGAAAGGGTCGTCAGGAGGGACAATGGAAATGCACCCTTGCGGTCCTTACGGATACCACCGACCCAAGCTGGCACCCTCGAGTGGAGTTGAACCACCTTTCCTGACGTTCGTAGCGTCTGGCCCAGTAGACCGCTGGCGAGGGTAGATGACGTGTGAAGGTTAGTTCCACCTCCGCGGGAACCACTTAAGGTTTACCCCCTTTCTTCGTCCGCAAGGCTTTATTGTCCTACACGGGCTGGCGGTATGCTCGTTACACTACACGTCAAAAACTGGTCGGAATGACAGGGCTCGAACCTGCGGCCTCAACGTCCCAAACGTCGCGCTCTACCAACTGAGCTACATTCCGATCGGGTATTTACACACCATCGAGCAGGACTGGGGCGAAGGTCGCTCGGCGGCGCGCCACCCGTGCGGTTGATGGTGTTTTTACCTGGACGACCCCGCTTCGAGTTGGCTTGCCAAGGTTGTGCTTCTTGCGGAAAGCGCGGATGTCGTCAGCAAGCTCCTTGGGGTGCAGCTTGTTGGGGGACGTGTAGATCGGGGTGATGGGCTTCCAGCTAAGGACGTGGTGGCGACCTGGTTGATCAACGTTGATCACGGAGATGCGGGACTTGCCGTCAAAGTAAGCTTGGAACCGGTTCAAGCCGTCCTTTTTGATCTTGGGAGGGTTGACCTCCTTGGTTGCCTGGCGTCCAACCTCACGGCCGGTGATCACTGCGCAGTTCTCGAAATGCCAGCGGCGCATCACCTGACCGGCACCAGTCTTTTCACAGTGAGGGCACTTGATCTGCTTTACGTTGTACTGACGGGTCATCTCTTGCTCCTCTGCTTGCGGAGACGCAGGCTTCTCTTCTTGAGGCGGGCAACCTTCTCCTCATGCGTCAGCCAGGACGGGTGGAACACCCCTGATGGGTTGTCGAGGTGGTGCTTCAGGTAGGCGGACAGGCCCATCAGGAAGAGGTGAGGTGATGGGGTCCGCTTGGCGGCCCGTTCAACCTTGCCCAACATCCAGTTGCAACCTGAACAGAGGACGGCACGTATCTGCCCGTTTTCATGTGAGTGATCAAGGCAGGCACGAGCCGGTTGCTTCCCGCAGAGGAGACAAATCCCTCCCTGTTCCTTTAGAAGAGCTTCCCTTGTTGGCTTGACTTGGGTTGGTTTCAATCTCATACATCTACTTAACCATTCACCAACCAGGAGTATGCTGACTTCTGAGGAGACGCCCTGCGCTCTCCTCATAATCAGTAAACGCCGTCGGATGACGCGCAGCGGCAGACGACCGCGATGTCAAACTTGCTTTTTAAAGTAGTAAGAACATAGCAGCGCCCGAAAGCAAGTGGGACACAACATCCAAAAGCAAGTCAACAGGTCGCTTGCTTTCAATACATAGTTTACAGATAAGCAAGTCAGGGTGTAAAATGGCTGAAGTGATCAAGAAGAAATGGGGCGGTAAGCGTCCCAACCAGTCTGGCCGTCCCCGTAAGGCATGGCCGACCAGAGAAGAGTTCGTTAAGGAGTGCTGGTATCCTGCCATCAAGCGCGCGCGCGCCCGCAGGGATGTTCCAGATCAGGTTGAGTTTAGCATCACAGACCTGCGCAAGGTCTATGGTGCTGAGAACATGAAGCTCTGGTGGAAGGTCTTCCGCAAGTCCAGGCAGGGTCGGTGCTGGGCTTGGGTTGACCCCAAGACTGGTCGCTTCAGCAAGCACAAGAACGTGGTCTCAGCCTTCGAGCTGTACTATCACATCGAGGAGATCATCACGTGCGTGGCTGAGGAGCTTGGCCACACAATTGCCGATCTGAATGCCAGCGACTGGCCGACTGCCAAGATGCTTGAGCGCATCAAGAACATGAAGGAAAAGACAAAATGAACCCATCAAAAGCAGAGATCACCCGCGCCCTCAAGACCCTACCGAAGGATGGCTTGTTTGCTATCTTGATCGCCACCCCTGAGTTTACCCAGCTGAACGCGATCAAGTTCGACAGCATCCCTGAGATCCTGCTCGACACGGAGAAGTTTGACGACAAGCGCTTCTGGGACCTTCTCGAAAACCCACCAGTTGGGGCGCCAGATGACGAGTTCGACATCATCGTCCAAGGCGTGCTTTCGATCGCGATGAACCAGGGGATCAAGATCAACCCAGGCACCATCCTGGTCGCCGGCATCCAGACGAACATCTTCGTCGAGGAGCTGACCGTAGATGAGGCGGCCAGCGTCCTGTCCAAGACCTCCGGGGTTGAACACCTCTGGGACCCGGAAGGGCTGGGCGAGCGGTCATTTGCCACAATCCACTGAAATAATCCAAGTGTTAAATGGGCAACACTTTTCAGTTTAGATAGTGTACAATGGCTCTAGGTTAGAAATGGAGTACACAAATGATTTTCTTGATGTTTTTCGGATACCCCCTGCTGATCATTCTGGTCGCGATGTACCGTTGCGACAAGAGCCTGCGCGCAAGAGAGAAAGCCCATCTTGAGAAGATGGCTCGTCGGGCGTTCGCATGAACCGCATTGAAGCCAACCAGAAGCGACGCAAGAGGCACGAGCGCCTGGTTCAAGCTGTCAAGAACTTGGACTACGGCGACCCTGAGCGTCGCAAGATGCTTCAGGCCCAGAAAACCATTCGAACTTTGAAGAGGAAATGCAAATGATCAACGCGCTACACTTCGGTCTGATCTTCATCATGTGGATCCAGCTGCTTCGGTTGGCATATCTTGACTTCAGGGTTGATGGTTTCGTCCAAACAGTGTACACATACGGCGCGATATTTGCTGTGCTGTTCTACCTGAACAAGTCAACGCATATTCCAGATGCTATCGATCGGTCCGTCGGCATCAGTAATGGCAATGGGTCAGTGCTCGCGATCATCGTTTCACTCACTATCAACGTGTTGTTGTCAATCTGCATCACGCGAAAGCAGAAGAAGCTGGAGGCGCTGTCATGATCAGCGACGATCACGATTTCTGCGACGAGTGCCCGGGCTGCCAACCTGCCATCATTGATCCTGAGACCGGCAAGCTGATGGCTGACGATCATCCGACCGCAATCGAGATCAACAAGTGGTGGAAAACCAAGACCACCTACCTGGAGCGCAAGGCGATGATCATCGTGTGGCGCAATCGCAAGCAGCCCATCGAAGAGAGATGGCGCGCCATCAAGGCCATGGCGCGCATGAAGACTGAGATTGAGGCATCGTAAGATCATGGTGTCGTGGCTGAGCGGTCAAAAGCAGTCGTTTTATGAACGACCACGGATGCGCCTGAGCGCAGGTTCAAATCCTGTCGACACCTCCAATTTTGGAACCATGGCTGAGAGGTCAAAAGCACCCGCCCCAAAAGCGGGTGTGGGTGCGCCCACGCGGGGGTTCAAATCCCTCTGGTTCCTCCAACTTTCGTTCCTCAACTAAGGAGAAGTTAATGCAGCTTTCAGCAAACAAAGATATCCAACGCGTGGCCGATCGGGTTATCTCGCTCGGCCTGGCCAAAGGCGACAAGACAAAGGCCAATCATGGTCGCCTCATTCCGACAGATCGTTCTAAACCAATCTTGGTTTTTCCATCAACACCATCAGATCATCGAAGTGTGTTGAACTTCTTCGCTGATGTTAAGCGAACTTGGGGGCCCGAATGGGATAGAGACCCAGACAAGGAATACGTTCCCATCATCGATGAGACCAAATACGCTGAGAACACCGTGGTGGACCCAGCAGAAACGATGGCTCTCGATGATCTAGAAGCACAGCTGCAGAAGCTGCAAGGTATCCGCAACAAGCGTGTCGCAGAGGCACGTGTTCAAATTGAAGCTGAACTTGGGCGGGCTGAAGCAGATTGGCGGTCAGCTCAAGAAGATGTGCGCGCAGCTGAAGCGCTCTGCGCTGAAGCTCGCCTCCGCGTGTATCGCTTGAAGGAACGCCTCGGCCACCGCGATCCTGTTGAGCGCAAGATCACCAGGAACCTACCAGATAACATTCTTGAGCTGTACAATAAGACGAAGAGCTCGTGTATTGCCACGCGTGGTCGTAACCCTGGTGAGTTCTCGTGCAGGTCTTTCGCGGCTATGCATAAGCTCGATTACAACAGCGTGCTTGCATGGTACGCGGCCAACAGGAACACATTGAGTTAAGGGCGGACGAAGCCGTAAGGCCCGTCAAGGTCTTCCAGAAACACCTAAACCTCGCCCTGATCAGGCCCTCTATCTCGCCAGGTGGAGGGCCTTTTTACTGTCTGATGCCCGTGCGGGTCTGAACAGACAGACGGGTAGCTCTGCCCTTTACCTGCTCTGCCCACTTGGACTTGAGCATGTTGGCTGCAGCGCCCTCAAAGTTCTTGGCCTTGAACATCCCTAGCGTGTTGACGAACTGCAGAAGCTTGTCACCCATGTTGAAGTACATGTTGATCAGGACTTCCTGTCGGACCTGGTCGAGCGAGCACACCCATGGAAGTTTGGTCGTCAACAGGGCGGTATGCTTAGCGATGTCTCCATCGAGCATCAGATCGCACTGCTGCTGGGTGATCTTGTATCCCTTCCACTTTGTTTCGCTCGCCGGCCCAAGCCAATGGCCAACACCGATCGTCCAGTACCCGAGAGTATCCTGGTAGGCGGTCAGCTTGACCCCCTCATCTCGACAGAGCTGTTCGCGGAGTGAGTTCATCTGGTTTCACGTGCCCACTTACGCCACAGAAGCTCTGCGTCAAGGGCATCTCTGCCGATTGTCAGCGCGTCTCTGAGGACGAAGGCGTCGAGGCTGGCAGTTGGTCCAGGAGCTGCTGCAGGCGGGCTTTCGCTTCCTGAAGCTCCTGGTCCGACGGCTGGGTCACCAGGCTTGCAGGTGGTTCCGCCGGGCGTGGACAGATTGATGGTCGGACGGTCGCGCAGCCGCTTGCTGAGATCAGCAATAGTGCCGCCACGGGTATCAGCCAGTTTCTTGTAGTCATCTGCGATTTCCTTCTTTACGTATTCGTTGTCGCGCTCGATCTCGTCAACCCGTTTCTGGTCAGCCTTCGCCTGGATGGTTAGCTCTGCCTTGAGGATGTCAAACTTGCGCTTGCCATCGTAGTGCCCTTTGAAGTAGGCACCAACTACCAGGAGCAGGGTGGCTCCTGCAATCACAAGGTACTTGTTAGGAACCGGAAGCATCTTTACCGGCCTTTCCGTCGAGGAACTTGGAGAGCAGCCCGTGACCAGCAGCGGATGCAAGGTAGGCGGTGAAGTACTCAACCCCAAATCCGCCCATGATGATCAGCTTCCAACAGAACAGAGTGCTAAAGATGAACGCCCAGAAGGTGATCGTCTTGGACAGGGACTTGCGCCCGCTGTCGTCGGTCGTCAGCTCAACGATGTAGGACTTCGTGTCCTTAATTGGGCACCAGCTCATGTTAGTCCTTTACTACCTTCTTGGTCTTGAAGTACTCGTAGATGCGAATGCTGTACCAGATGATCGACAAGCCCGCTGCGATGTATGGCAGCAGCTGAAAGATGGCCAGGACCGCGGTTACTGCCGCCCCTGCGTCTGCTGCTGCTTTGATTGGCTCACTCACTTGCTTGTCTCCTGCGGAAGGATGTCATTCTCTGGGCTGGTGTCTGGCCGTCTGATGGGAACCAACCGCGCTTGCGGAGGGTAGCTTCAGACTGCTTTTGATCTGCGGCAGGCTCATCGTACTGGACAGCACCCTTGTCGACGGCGCGATAACCAGTTCCAGGCTCATAGACTGCCATCAGGTCTGGATGGTTGCGCCAGCTTGGTGGGGGTACAGCTTCCTGGACGTTCTTGAAGACGCGGAGATTACCCTTGATGCGCGTTGGGTCAACGATGATGTTTCGGCGTCCTGCGCCTGAGATGATTGGCATAGCGTTATCCTACAATCCAGTTGGCACCGTCATACCAGACAGGCGTCTTTGCCGAACCACCACCAACCACGGTTGCACCGAACGTTGGGGCAAGTGCGTCATTTGCGAATGCCCTTGCGTACGTTGGCATCGTGAGGGCGTTTAGAGCCGTCACCGTGTAATCAGGGAACACGATCGGCATGTTCACCGCGTGCAGGTGATCATCATGGATGTTGAGGGTTGCAGCGCCGCCGTGGATGTTCAGGATGATTGGTTCAGGGCTGAGGGCAGGCGTTCCTGATGCGTCCGTGTAGTAGAGCTTAAATCCAGCGCCAAGTGAGAACGCCGTCGGACTTGAGTACTGGCGACCCGAGTGCATGTAGAACTGAAGGTTGCTCTTGTCCGAGCCGCTTGCCATCGTTGCCTGGTCGGTCGAGTTGACGTTTAGACCTACGGACTGGTAGGTGCCCGTTGTTGGGCCGCCAGTTGGCTGTGGTGGGAAGTAGTTGATTGTCAGGTTTGGCTGCGACTGCGTCTCATCAACGTCATATGCGCCCACGGTGTCAGTGCCGAACTTGTGCAGCAGCTGGCGGTAGTGCAGCTCAACGTTCGGGTTGGTCGTTGAGGCGGTGCCGACAGTTGGGTCGAACTTCAGCCAGTCGTGGGTGCCACCAGCGTCGAACAGGAAGAACTTGCCAACGTTGCTTGTCAGTGTACCCGAGGTGTTGAGCGTCAGGTTGCCAGACGACGTGATGCCGAACGTTCCAGTTACACCAATGCTTGAGTTGCTCGTGTACGTATGCGTTGCGGCAGCTGCGTTGATGTTCAGCGCTGACGATGTTAGGTTCAGCGTGCTCGAGGTGGCTGTCAGGCTCATCGCGCCAGAAGAGGTTACACCAAACGTGCCCGTTACACCAATCGTGCTGTTGCCACCGTAGGTGTGCGTTGCGGCACCCGACGTGGTCCAGCCCATCGTTGACAGGCTTGAGGTCAGCGCGCCTGTTCCGGAGATTGAGAGACGCACGGTTCCAGCAACACCGCCAGTGCGGAGGTTGACTGAACCGATGGTTGAGCCACCGCCAGATTGCAGGAACGTGTTTCCTGAGGTTCCATTGGTTGCGCCAGCAGAGCCGATGGTGCAAGCACCAGAGCTGCAGCCCGCTGTGCCAGATCCGGCGCCCGATGTGATTATCAGCGAGCCACCAGTACCCGTGCCCGTTGATGTTCCACCTGCAAGAGTGACCGCACCACCCGCCTTGTCAGTTCCCACGCCGTTAGCGCCTGAGATGCTTACTGCACCACCAGCACCATCTGTTGGGGTTCCGCCTGCGAGCGTTACAAGACCGCCAGCCCCAGTTCCAGAATGTGCAGCGCCGCGAATGGTCAGAATGCCGGCTGTGCCGGACGAGACAGTCTCGCGCACGATGCGGAAGGTGGTGGAGCTGTCCGTGCCGATAACAAGGTGGTTGTTCGCGGTGTCAATCTTGTAGCCGGTGTTCGCACCCATGGCACCAGCGTTGTTGTACTGGATTTCCATGTTAGAGCCGGCTGGGGCACCAACGATGGTTGCTGGGTCGACCCATGTTGGGTTTGTTGCAGATCCCTGAGACTTGAGAATATAGCCTGAGGTGCCAAAGTTTGTACCAGAAGAGCCGTAAGACCATGCGCCCGTTGAGTTGACGCGCGCCATCTCGGTTCCGCCGGAGAACTGGCGGATTATAAGCTTGCCCGGGGTTGAGCCACCTACTGGGACGTCGAGGTAGATTGAGCCATCAGCCACAGCACCGTTACCACCGCGAATGATGACGTCAGCACCAGTTCCACCGGTGCCAGTCGCTGAACCGGCTACGAGCGTTACGTTACCGCCGGCATTTGCCGTGGCTCCAGCGATTGAGCCACCGAACAGGTTGACGTCTACACCGTCGTGCGTGGCGTCGCCTGAGTTACCCCACAACGTGAACGCACCGCCAGCCGCACCAAGGTACAAGCCGGGCATGCCATCAATGTAGGTCAGCTTGCTGTTGCCAGCCAGCGAGCCTGAGCTGTTGTACTGCACCTGCGTATCTGAACCACCAGCGGCAGATGTCCCGTTTGCCCATGTAGGCGGTGAACCAGAGCCGTTAGACTTAAGATACTGTCCCGACGTGCCTGCTGAAGCGGAGCCGTCATACAGCACGCCGTTCATGTTAAGGCGAGTGTTGACCGTGGTGGTCGCGAGAACCGAGGTGGTGATGCTCAGCGTGCTCGTGCCGCTGTTGTAGGTAGCCGAGCTGATGCCACCGAATGCACCAGAGTTGTTGTACTGTAGCTGGGTGTTAGAGCCGCCCGGGGTGCCCGTAGGCGTCTGCCAGGTTGGAACACCAGATGAACCTGCTGATGTCAGAACCTGTCCTGACGTACCTGCAGAGCTGTCGATTGCAAGAGCACCATTTGAGTTGATGGCGTATGAGTGAGAGCCCATCGACATCGTAACGCCGGAAGAACCACGAATGGTTACTACGTTGGTGGTGTCGTTGATTTCGATGGCGCATGAGCCGCTGCCTGAAGCAGCAGCACCTAGCTGCAGACCCGCGCCTGCCGCATCTCTTATGCGTACTAGGGTGGTAGTTCCATCAAGTGCAAGATTGGTGTCAAAGTTGAGACCATAGTCTGCGCTCTCTGCACCGGCCGTGAGCGTTAGCTGAGCAATAGAAAACTGGTCCCACTGCGTGCCATCAATGTTGAGCTTATTCGTCATTCGTACCTCAAAGTGGCGACGCTCGACTTATGCTGGGTAACAAGGCCAGCGGCGAGCGTCCTTAGGGGCTCCCTAAGACTTTACAGGATCGTTGGGATGCTGTAGTAGACGTCAATGAAGCCAGCACCTGCAGCCGAGCTGTCAGCGGTGTACGTGGCAATCAGCGCCTGTGGCGAACCCGACGTTGCGACCCTGCGGCAAGCCGTTACGCCGTACGAGCCGACAACCTTGAGGTTGACGTCAGAAGCGGCGGTGAACTTCGAGGTGTTGCCTGAGATACCAACGGTAATCTGCGGGGCGGTGCCGTCAAAGGCGGTGTTGACGAGAACGTCCACCTGGTTGACAACTGCGTTGGCTGGCAGCGAGAACAGCGCGATTGGTGAGCTGTCACCGAAGGCGATCGCCTTGCGAGCAATCAGAACACCGTTTGCAGAACCGGCTGATGGGGCTTCCCAGGTTGCAACACCATCGCCAGCAAGCGTAGTCAGGACGTAGCCTGGCGAACCATTGTCTGGTGGAAGCGTGAACTGAACTGCTTCAGTTGGCGAGGCAGCTGAGGAGATCGTGGTTGGGTAGGTGCCTCCACTGTCCAGGACTACCTGGTCAGCGGTGCCTTCAAGCACGAGCTCAAGGGCGGTTACCTTGACCGCATCACCAGCAGCGTCAACAAGCTTGAGGTCGCCGCTGTCATTTTGGATGGCAGGACCGCCGTTGTTGGCATCAATCTGGAAATCCGGCTTGGTTGTGCCGGTCAGGTCAAGTTCATTCTTTGGGGTTACGAGAGCGGTCATGTGGATATTCCTCCAGGAAGTTTAGTATTTACGTCAAGCCTGCGTCCGGATGACTGCGTATCCCGAGCCGGCGGACGCACCAGACCCTGGGGTAATGTAGAGGTTCACGACAGTTGGGCTGCCATAAACGTGAGATGGTGTCGAAGAGTAGGTTCCAACCGCTGCTGGGTTATTCTGAACCGTGGTCATCAACCTGTCAGTATCGCCTGCATCGCCAACCGTCAGGGCTGGCGAGGTTCCGTTGAATGGTGTCGCGATGATCAGCTCCACGCCGAAGACAATCTTGCCTGCCGGCACAGTGAAAAGCGGGAAGGTTGAGATGTCTGACCAGGCGAAGGCGACGGTAGTTACCGTCTCACCTGGCGGCGCGCCGCTCGAGGCAGCGGTTACAAGCCCCTTGGCGTTGACCGTGATGTTTGCGTTCGTGAACGAGCCAACGTCAGAGTTGACGGTCGCAAGCGTGGTTGGGATTGAGCTCGTGCCTGAACCTGTAACGTCGCCCGTCAGCGTGATCACGCCTGGAACGATTGATCCTGACCCGTCGAATACCTGCCAACCAACATCGATCTGAAAACGAAGAGCCCAGCCCTGCTGAAGCACGACTGGAGCCGTCAACGGAACGACTGAAACTGAGTTGTCCTTGACGACGGTAACCGTTACATCGTCTGAAGAAGCGTTGACAAATGAGACGAGAACAACGTTGCGGCAGACATTATCGGCCGGCGCGAGCATCACGGTGATCGTTGCTGCTGAGGCCTGGTTGCCCTGCTGGGCGTACTGACCGATCGCGACGCCTGGTGGGGTCGTGGTGTCAGTGGCGTTGGTCATCCAGCCAAGGTTGACCGTACCGCCTGAAGCGACGATCGCCTTGAGAGATGAGCCTGAGCCGATAAGGTTGATCATGCGATCCCCATGCAGTGGAAGGCCATTGGGTTAGGCGCGTACTGCCACACTGGCGGCAAACCTGGTCCACGGCTCGTGATTGACTGGTACTCGACGCCAGGGTCGGTCCCTGCAAGGTTCCAAGCTCCATCCTCATCGAATAGAATATTTACGCTGCCATCGGTGCTCAGGGAAATGACCTGCCCCTCAAGCGAGAGCTCATTCTCTGCGCGGATGCGGGACTGATTTGGTCCAAGCAGGTCAATCAGCGGACCATCGTTCTGGTCTGGGGCGCCGATCGTCAGCGTCGGTCTGAAGGCGGCGGTGTCGTCATACTCGAACTTGAAGATTTCTTCGTTACCTTCGAAGGTGCCTGGGTCCGTGCCGGCAAACTGGACGGCGCCAGGACCACCAACAGAACCTGCACCACCGCCACCAGAGCCATCCTCTGCATAGGTGATGCGACCCTTGGCGTCAACCGTAACGTTGGCGTTGAGGTACGTGCCAGGGGTGACGCCTGTTGGCGAGAGCTCGGTGACCGTGCTGTGGACTGACGTGGTGACGTCGCCCGTCAGGGCAGGGAACATCGCGCGCCAGGTGCCAGCTACGTTCTGGTAAACCAGCCCAGTGTCGGTAGCGAAGTACAGGTAGCCGTGCTCACCTGAGCCCAGGCTTGAGGCGAGCCCCTGAAAGACGGTCGTTGGACCGTAGCTCTCAGCTGAGCCGTCATAGACGAAGCCGACGCCTGAGCTGTTGTCCTCACCGCGCAGGTAGTAATACCATGGGTTGGTCAGGCGGCCATTCTTGTCGATGACCGGCGTTGTTTGCAGCGGGATCAGACCACGTGAGACTGCCATCAAGCCTCCTTATGCGATCTTCTGGAACATCACGCTGACCCAGGTGTTCTGCGCGCCACCGAAGGACGTAGCAGTTTCACCGTGCGCGTTTGTGCCAGTGTTGGCGTCGATCGACTGTACGGCGATGTTGGCTGGGGAAAGCAGGATGAACACTCCCTGGAAGTAGTATGGGACGTTGTTGCGACCGTCACCGCCACGGTTCCAACCGGCATTGCTGTAGCAGATTGTCGACCCGGCGGTGACGTTCTGCAGGCGCGTCTTGTGGTCGTCGTTCGCGAAGAAGACGGTGTAGCCGCTGGCAATGTATGTGCCAGCAGGCAGGGTAACCATGTTTGCAGCAAGCGAAGCGCCAGAGATCGTGTTGATCTGCACCGAGTTCAGTGGGCGGGTGGTCCATGACGTCGTACCGTTGCCGCCGTTGCCGGACGTGCTGTGGTGAGCGATCATCACCGAGATGGCGATTGGTGGATCTGGTGGTGGGGGTGGAACGGCGCCAGCGATGACCCAGTCGGTGCCGTCAAACAGCACGCGCGTGGACATGCCCGCGAAGATCACGGCTGGGATGTAGGTGTTGTCGTAGTCGATCTGGTAGATGCCGATATCGCCAGTTCCTGAGACGTTCAGGGTTGGGGTTGCTCCACCATCCGTGTCGAAGGTGACGTCATAGCTGTCGTTGACGCCAAGCGTTGCTGCTGGATCTGGGGTCAGGACGAAGGCGCCTGCAGTGCCAACAGCCTCATAGACCGTGTTGCGGTCCAGGATAGCCACAGCACCGTTGGCAACGGACGTCTGGAGGGCGTTGATGCGACCGCCGGCCGTGTCCAGGTCTGAGTAGTTGAGCGACTGAGTGTAGGCAACACCTGCGGCGTCGACCGTTGCACCGGCAGCCGTGTTGACGGACCAGTAGGCCTCCTCAATCGTGTTGATGATGGCATCGCCGTAAATCGTAACGTAGGTGATGTCTGAGATGACCGTAACGGCGGTCACCGTACCATAGGTCGTGCCACCCTCGCCGGAGTTGACAAGCTTGACGCGGTTGCCCACGGCAAACTCTACAGAGTGGTTGTCCTCAACTGAGAACTGGGTTGCCGAGATGAAGGTTGGTTCACCTACAAGGTTCCAGACCGTGTTGGCTGGACCTGAGCCGGCTACCTGCGATGGCTGGATGCCGATGATGTTCTCACCAACCTGGATCTGGTTGCCATTGACGTCGAGGAGCTCAAAGTTGTACGCAACGCCCTGGTCGAGCCAGATAGGAGTGCGGTTGTAGCCGCTCTCATCCAGCTCGATTGGGTTGGAGTTTGGAACATCGCCGTCCTGGTCGCTGTACGTTGTCCCCTCAACAGACCACGAAGGGTACAGGTAGGTGCGGATCGTGCCGTTGGACACGATGTTGTTGTTTGTGTCGAAGAACTGTTCGGCGTTCCAGATTGGAGAGTAAAACTTCATGCAGCTCTCTTATGATGGGCGGTAGCGAACAAGCGCTCCACCAAGGAAGTAGAAGGTCGTGCCAGGGGCAAACTGGTTGGCGTAGAACTTGAAGCCGGTCAGTCCTGCTTCGGATACGTCGTACACAAACTCAGTCGAGCCGCGCACGAGCGGGATGTCAGCGTAGGTTCCCCAGTCGTCCAGCGGTGCCCAACCGTTGACTGTCCAGCCAGCCGCGGTGTTTGTTGGCTGGTAGGAGTTGAACGTTCCCTGTAGGGTCCAGTTCAGCAGCAACGTGCCATATGCGCCGGTTGGGAACTTGACCTGGGTCTTCCACCAGGTGTCCTCTTCCTCAGGCTGATCTGCGCCAATGTAAAAGCTATCACCAGAGCTGCGGCTGCCCATGATCGCAAACTGGGCCTGAATGCAGAACGCGTCGCCGTCGTTGAAGTAGTCGCCGTTGACCCAGCGGCTCCAGTTTGGAGTGAAGATCGTGGAGCCCGAGTTGTTACCCATGATGACCGTCGTTGGGTAGATCTCAAGCGTCTCAGCCGTACCGACTGGAGGACCAGACCAGTACTGCATCGTCGGATTTGGGTCCTCACCACCGTGGATGTGCAGGCGGAGCCAGGCATCATCTGGGTCGATCTCGTCGTCAACGACTGATGGTACACCACCAAAGGTGCCGTCATCATTGAACTGCAGGTCTGGGGTGTCGCCACCAGGGGTAGCACCACCACCACCACCTCCACCTGAGGATGGAGAGCCGACGCCGTTGACGTTCTCGAGGTCGAACTGCCAGACACCGTGCACATCGTACACGGAGAAGTTGTAGCCGCCATCAGCCTGCCAGATTGGGTTCGTCAGCAGGCCATCTGGGGTCAGAGGAACAGGGTTTGGGTTTGCAGGATCATCGTCAGCCTGACCTGTGTAGGTGTTCTTCTGCTCAGACCACGAAGGGTAGGCGTAGGCCTCGATGTAGCCATTTGCTAGGACCTGACCGTTGCGGTTGGTCAGGCGCTGGCCGTTGAATGCTGGTGACAGGTAGCGGGACATTATTTTCTCCACACCTGGTCTAGGTAGCGGCCGATGACACTATTTAGTCCCAGCGGCTCCTGGGACTGGGCTGACAGAATTGGGGTTGCTGAAGCTGCGTTCTGCACGTAGTTCTGCGCGCCTGGGTTTGCCGCGTACGTCATCGCGCCGCGGTTGACGGCACCCTCAAACATGTCACCAGCCTGCTTGGCTCCGGTGGCGATACCACCGCCGAGGCCACCAATGATGGTTCCGGAACCTGGGATGACGGCATCTGCCGCATTACCAAGCACAGCACCAGCGACGGCGCCAGGGGCACCATGCGTAACAGTGCTGACAGCATCGCTACCAATCTCGCCCCACGTTGGTGCAAACGTATTCTCGACTGCCTTGCGGTCCTGCTGAGTGACCAGGTCCTTGACGCGCTGCGCATATGCTGGGAGCGGCTTACCTGCGTTTTCAGGCAGGTCCCACACCCATTTGCCCTTGCCGGACATTCTGCCGAGCATGTCCTCGGCCATCTCTACAGCTTCCGCTGGAGTGGTTGCCTTGCCCTTTTCACCTACGGTTGGAAAGGCTTCCTTGAGCTTCTTCACGGCCTCGCGGCTTGCGACCTTGTCGCCTGAGCGAGCCTTGGTGATCAGGTCGCTAAGCGTCTTGTTGATCTGGTTCTTGCCGAGCTTGGTGATCGCGTAGTCAAAGGTCTTTAGAACTCCAGCTGCTGCACCAGACAGTGCGCCGCCGATGACTGCTCCCGTAGCTGCGCCAGCGACTGCCTCGCCAGGGGTAGTTCCCTCAGCGGCACCTGCAACCGCTCCCATGCCGGCCCCTGTTCCGATGATACCAGGAAGGGACTTTGCTCCTCCTGCAGCGACGCCCTTAACTGCGGCTCCGAGTGAGGTAACTGCGGGAACAGCTGCTCCTGTGATGTAGGCGCCAGGGTGTTCATTGAATGCGGTGGCATTGGCTTCCTTCTCTCCCTTGACTTCAGCGAGAACACCTTCCCACGTGAATGGGCGGTTCATCTGGTTGGCGGCGGACTGCACGCGGTCGATTGGCTTACCGACGCGCTTCTCCTTGAAGCGCTGGCCACCAAGCGAGCGGGCAGAGGTCTTTGGGTAATCCTTTGAGTACGTCGTGGTCGTGTCAGACGAGCCCATGATCAGCTCAGCTGCAGCATCACCTGCCCCGTGCGACAGCGCCTTGAACCACTTGCCTGTTCCCAGGGAAGCGGCGTTGGCGAAGCCACGGCCGAAGGCCTCAGAGCGAGAGGTCTTCTGACCTTCTGGTGCTGCTGCCTGGGTAATGCTTTCGTCCTCACGCCAGTCAGTCTTGACCGGCACGAGGCTGTCGTCGTCTTTCCAATCGGCCATTACTGTACCTCTACGAGACCGCGGGCCTTGGCTTCAGCGACCTCATTTGATGGAACGTCGTAGGTCTTTCCACCTGGCGACTTCATCTTGGTCGTGCGAGGACCAGATGGAGCTGCACCGGCGGCAGCACCTGCGCCAGCGATGGTTGGAGCTGCACCGATCTTGACGCCGCGCTCGATGATTGGGTCGTACTGAGCTGACTGCGTCTTGAGGTCCTGCATCAGGGCAGACATGGACATCTGGGTCCAGGTCTTGTCTGGGTTGGACTGGGTGATGCGCTCATACGCCAGCTTAGCAGCAACGAAGTCAGGATCGTTCATGAACTTCGAGGCCATCTGCGAGAAGAACACGGATGGACGGGACTGCATGCTGGCAGCGTCGACGCCGGTCAGCTTGCTGTTGAAGCGGTTGATCGCGTTGATGCCATTGTCGATCACGCTCTTCTGGTTGTTGGCCGTCAGGGCCGCGGTTACTGCAGCCGCGCGCTCGGACTGTGGGTTGATGATGCTGGTCAAGTACGTGCTTGCGACAGGGTCCTGCATCAGCTGTGCCGCAGACATACCAAGGTAGCGCTTGTCGCCAGCCGCTTCCGCGACACGAGCGCCGAGGGACTTCGAAAGGTCTGAGTTAGGGTCGCGACCGGCAGGGCCGAAGTAGGTGGCCTTGTCCTGGGCGAGCTTCTCCTGGGCGGCTGCATCTGAAGCAGCAAGCTGCCAGGCAGCACCCTCAGCCGGGTTGTAGTGGTAAGGAGCTGGAACCATCTGGCCCTGCTCATCACGCTCCATTCCTGGAGGTGGTTCACCAACGATGGCGGTTACCTGGAGGGACTTGCCGAACTGGTCCTGCAGGCCCTTGAGGTTCTTGGCATAGAAGGTGTCAAGCATCTTCTGCTGGTCTGGCGTTGGGGCCATGCCGATACCGTTGTTGACGCGGTATGCTTCCATGATGTTAGACAAGTGACCGCGCGCGGAGACTGCAAGGTTGCCTGCCGCCTCGTCATTGCTGATCTGCATCTGGCGCTGGAGCAGCTCGGTCGTTGCAAGACCCATTGCTGACTGCTTGTTCTGCAGGGCCTGCGCCTGGTTGGCAAGGTCGTGGGCAGCGACGGACTGTGCTTCCTCATAGAAGCCAGCCTTGGCTGCAGCTGCTGCGTAGCCGACGGTATCGATGACCATCTGTGGCTTGGCGACCTCGGTGTTGCTGAGCTCATCGAGCGTCTTGCTCTTGAGGTCCTTGAGGTCGGCGCCAACTGGCTCGATCTCATGCACGTAGTGCTCTGAGTTGTTCGTCTGCCATTCCTTCCACTTCTGCTGACGCACCTTGAGGGCGGTGTCAGCCTGGATGCCTGGCAGCTCGGCCATGGTACGGGCAAGGTTCGCGTACTCGGCGAACTGGTTGATGACTGGCTCAGCTGGCTTTACGCTCAGCGAGATTGACGGGTCGATGGCCATTACACTGGGCCTCCAAGTTGTGGTGCTGGTGCGACGCGGTTCAGGTACTGGTAGCCAAGGTAGCCGCTGATGCCCTGGCCGATTGCGCCAGAGACCGCATTAGCAGCACCCACAGTTCCAGCTGCCGAAGCTGCAGCACCTGCCGTGTTGTAGCCAGTTGCAGCACCGATACCAGCCATGGTGTTTGCTGAAATGTTCTGACCAAGGCCCGAAGCAGCCGCGTTGGCGTTGTTGGTGGCACCGTTACCGGCGAGCTGCATCAGGTTCGAGATGTTCGACTGCTGCTGCGTCAGGTAGCGGGAGAACGCGTCGTTGTAGAACGTGTTGGTTGTGTTGAGGGCGAAGCTTGTCTGGTCGCGTGAAGCCTGGCCACCTGAGATGCCGTGTGCAGCATTGTAGTTGGCAAGCGACTTCGACCCCTGGTTCATGATGAAGTCGTACGATGGGTCGACGTTCTGTGCCCACTTGTCTGGACCGAACGAGGCGATCAGGCTGCCTGGCGAGTAAGAGCCTGCTGCCTGGTCGAGCTGGTCCTGGGATGCGCCGTAGTTGCGTGGATCGACGTTGCCGATGCCAGAGATGTTAAGGCCTGCTGGAGGCGGGGTAGCCGCATCTCCTGCACCTTGAGCACCGCCCATCACAGCACCTGCTACGCGGCCAAGCATTCCGCCTGCGCCGCGGCCACCAGAGTTGTGAAGGTCGCGGTAGCTGTCAGCGCCCGTAACAGGGTACAGGCTTGGATCTGCTTGACCAGCTGGAAGAAATTCCTGCAAACCACCTGCGCCTGGGCGGACTGAGCCGTCTGGCTGAACGTTCATCTGCGGCATGCCGCGTGGGTCCATCTTTGGACCAGACGACATTCCCTGTGCGTTGACCATTGGTGGTGTGCCTGGGGTCTGCACCCAGCCCTGACCACCTGGGCCTGGCTGAGCGCCTGCGCCGCCGGTCGTTGGGGTTCCTGGAGGAGCCTGAGGACCGGTCTGTGGTGCCGTCATGCGACCGAGGCCGAGACCAGACATAAGCGCCGACATGGCCGCCTGCTGCGTCTGCAGCTGCGGCGAGAGGTTGGTCATCTGCTGCTGGTAGAGGGCGTAGTTGAGAGCGTTCGTCTCACGGGTTGCCTGAAGCGTGGTGTCAGCTGCCTGCCCGGCTGCCTTCTTCTGCTTCTTAGCGGCTGAGCTTGATGCTGCAGCGCCTACACCTGCTGAAACGACGGCTCCACCGATGACGGCTGCAGCGACGAAGCAGTTAGACTTCGGCTGAAAACCTTCGTAGATGAGCTTGCGGATGGCCTTGTCAATCTTGTTCATAGTACCTTCATACGATCTTGGTGAAAGTCAACTCGGTTCCCTTGTAACCGAGGCTCTCAAGCAGCTTTGAGTGGTTCAGGTGCAGCTTGGTAGCTGTGATGATCTTGACTACCCCGAGTTCCTTCATGGAAGCCTCGGCGAACTTGAACATTTCTACCCCGATCTTGGACTTGCGGTGCTCAGGCTTAAGGTAGTACAGGTCGACGATGCCGTGTAGTGTATTTACGTAGTGAAGCATCGTTCGAACGAGCGAGATGTGGTAGCCAATCAGCTCCCCGTCCTTTCTGACGGTAACCGTGTGCAGGAAGCCATCGTTGTCAAGCTTCTCATACGACGCATAGTCGAGGGCAACAGGGACGTCCTGGTGGTCGAGCCCAAGCTCTTCCCAGTGGGGCTGGATGAAGGGCTCAAACTCCTTGACGATGTCATTCCAGTGCTCAACCTGGTAGGAGATACCTTCAGGATAGACTGGTTCGTAGACCTCTGGTTCAGGGCGGAAGGTGCCTGGCTTGAGCTCCTCAATGCGAAGGTCGATGACGATGTGGATCCGGTCCTTGTCTGAGTAGTTGATGACCTCATGCTCGAGCTCATTCCTGAAGAAGAAGACGTCTCCAGTCTGGAAGTTCTTCATCTCATTACCGCACCAGAAGTCCACCTGCCCTTCGGCGGTTACAACCACGTGGAAGCGGCACCAATACCAAGCGTGGGCTGGCGTGTCGGCGTGGCGGTAGATGCGACCGCCTGCCTTGACGCGGTTGATCATGATCCGACCGATCCTTGTAGCGCCAACCGTGTTGGCCAGCGCGAGCGCTACCGTCCTTGCCTCAGGAAACTTGAAGGAAATTGGCTGCCAGACGCTCTCGTGCTGGTCAATCGACGACAGGTGCTTCTTCAGCTCATGTTCGGTCTGCTTGACAGAGCGAGGTGGGAAGCGGAGGATGATGCTGTCGGTTTCGCCGAATGGTCCCTGAGGGTAGTCCCGAAGGTAGGTGTCGTCCTGCCAGGCGGTGTGGTTTGCTTCAAGCTCGGCGGCAAGCCGAGAGGTGTCAATCTTGGAAAGGATCGAAAAGTTGTTCATGCGTTTCCTACTTCACTGTCGAGCACCGCGTAGACGATGTCGGCCTTGACTGGGTCGGTAACCGATACCCTGAAGACGCGATCGCGGGCTACCCCAAGACGGGACCAGCGGACGCGCTGCAGGTAGCGACCAATCTTTCCAAGGAACGCCTTGATTGGTGGACCCCAGGTCAAGCCGCCATCGTTCGAGCACTCAAGGGTCGCTGATGGGTTTACGGCGTTACTAGGATTTATGCCGTCGTTAACCAGGCCTTTGCCGACGTCGAAGTCAACCTGAAGCAGCTTGAAGAAGATGTTGTTCATGTTCTCAGAGACATGCGGGGACTGACGGACGCGGCGCAGCATGCGCCCGTTGTCGGTGAAGGTCGCTGCGTCCAGGGTGAACATGCCAATGCCTGAGGTTGAGCCGTTGCTGCCGCCGAAGATGTGCTGACCATTCAGGTAGCAGACGTGCTTTGGCAGCCAGCGGCCCTGTGATCCGCTCTCGTAGGTCGACTGGAACTCAAGCCACAGACCTGGCTGCTGGGCGGTCGATGAGACGCCAGCCATGTCATAGACGAAGGTCGTGTTCAGCTGTGGAACGTTCAGCGCGTAGAAGTAGTGTCCCTCGTACTGGAAGGCCAACGCCGACGCAGATGACAGGTCGCCAGCCTTAAGGAGCTCATTCTCGATGTAGTTAGTGCTGATGCGCGATGGGACGTAGCCGTCCATTGAGTAAACGATGGCTCCGCCCTGTGGGTTCTGACCCAAGAAGAGGATGGTGCCGGCGAGCTGAACGACGGTCTGCGCTGAGACGCAGCCAATCTGGAAGTTCTTACCGTCCTGGCGCTGGAATGGGAACACGGCTGATGCGCCTGAGTTGTACCACCACTCACCTGTCTGCTCACCGAGAACGAGCAGTTCGCGCGCGTTTGAGATCACACTAACGGCGTTGTCTGAGTAGCCCTGCTTGATACCATAGTTGTCTGGGCCGAAGGTGATTGGACCACCACCGCCTGGACCCTGTGGGGCAGAGTTCTCAGAGCAGAAGATCACGCTCGTGCCTGGCTGCACGAACAGGAAGGTGCCGTCCTGGTAGGTTACCACGAACGAGCCGTAGTAGTTAGGGCTCGTCAGGTTCTGAAGGGTGGTGTCGCCGATTGCGAAGGTGTAGTACGTCTCAGTGCCGTCAACGATGATCACGTACCCGGCGTTGTCTGAGATTGCGACAGGGCCGGTGCTGGTGTCAAGCTGGCCCTCAAGCTGGGTCAGCGCGCCATTCGCACCTGACGTAACGTAGACCAGGTTATCGATGACGACGACGGCCTGGGTGCCGATCGACAGGGTGTACTCGCAGCGCAGGTTCTGACCGACGGACTGGTCAACTCCAGGGCATGGAAGCAGGCCTGGGCGCTGCAGGAAGGCTGAGATCTGCCTGTTCTTGGCAGAACCAGTGAGTGAGGCCTGGGTGTAGTAGTTGATGGTGCGCTGGTTGTCATAGCGTGGGTTGTTGTCCACCCACGAGCCGCCAACGAAACCTTCAAAGGCTTGCTTGTTTTCCAAAGGTGCCTCTTAGAAGTTGGAGAAGGTGCCGAAGTTTCCCGTGATCCAGTTGAAGAAGCCGGAGTTGCGCGAGAGACCGCCGTCGCCCATCTTGAACTGTGGGGCCTGGTTCTGCTGCTTGAGCTGATCCTTCGCCTCCTGTGCGATGCGAAGCACCTCAGGCGTGACAGTCTTGCCATACTCAGGGGCGAGCTCAATGGCAAGGTTGTATCTGAAGGCGCGCTCATACCCAGGTGGGTAGTCAACTGGCAGGTCCAGGTTCTCGTACGACGCGTCAATCAGCGGCATTCTCAGCCACAGGCGAAGCGGTACGCTGTTCGTTGGCACTGGGAAGACCGTGATGGTCCTGACCGGGTAGTTGCCGTTGTCGTACAGGCCGAATGGGAACGTTGACGGCGTGTTCTTGACGGATGCAGCAGCGTACTGCTCCATCGTCAGGAGCTTGATCGGGATGTCGACTTCCTGCTGCCCGCTGTTCCAGATGGTGTAGGCAGCCTCAATCTTCATCGGGCGCTCAATCACCCAGTCAGTCTGTGAAACGACTGAGCATGGCGAGAAGGTGAACGCGGTGTTTGCTGGCGTGAACGAGATCGTGTACTGCTGACCTGGGGTCCAAGGGGCCTGGCCGTATGGATCCCATTCCCAGTAGGTATCGCAGCCGCCGCCGGTGTAGTCGGCGTCAGCTGAGTTGAACGTGCCAACGCCCTCGAAGGTGACCGTCGTGAAGATATCCTGCTGGTAGCCGCCGTTGAACGCCAGCACGAGCTCATTGGTCGCCGGGGTCAGGTATGCCTGACGGAGGCTGATTGAGCCTGGTGAGGAGATGACGCTGCCCCAACCGCCTGGGCCGTCATAACCGAAACTTGCCGTCGGTGAGTTGAAGTGGAAGGTTACCGTCTGGTCACCAGTGAACGCTGCACCGATCGCAGGGTCAAGGGTGTCCCAGTAGAAATAGTAGTTGCCGTCGCCGCCGACGCCAGCCTCAACGATGTCGGCAAAGTGCAGCGTCTGCGTGCCGCCCGAGGTCGTGATGACGACTGCCTCAGGAACGTTTTCCGTCGTGCTTGAGCCATTTAGACCGATCAACAGGTGGTCATCATCGCTTACCGCGATGGCCATGATCTGGCGGCCGCCGGACGAGTTGTCAATGTTTCCGCCATCTACGCCGGCGAAGGTGGACCAAAATCCACCGAACAGGGTTGCGACAGCGTTAGACACGTAGGTAGCAGCGCAGAAGCCGTAGGCGCCGCTCTGCGGACCAAAGTTGTTGGTGATGTTGATGTCCGCATCAGGCGGATCAGAGCTGGCAGCCTCGATGACGAATGGACCTGGCAGGCTGTCAGACGCGAATGGGATCTGACCGGTGTCGACCGTCAGGAGGTCGCCTACCTGGTAGTTGATGCCTGGTGAGACTATCTGGATGTCGACTATGGAGCCAAGGTTGACGGTAACGTTTACGACCAGGCCTGTGCCTGCGCCAGCAGCGCCGACGTATGAGGCGGTAACGTTCGGGTAGTAGCCATCAGCGTAGCCTGAACCTGGGTTGCCGGCTGAGTTGCAGCAGCTGTCGCCAAGCGGAAGGCAGATGGAGGTAACGGCGCCTGGATTGGTGCGAGCTGGGCCAAGCGTGTACTGCTTCTGGCCTGCAACGCAACAGAAGATGTATGGGTTGATCGAGTAGATCATCAGCTTCTCGTTCGACCAGCTGTCCGTCATGGTGTCGAGAGCGTAGAGACCAGCTTCAAAGTCTTCAGGCGTCAGAGGGGAAGCCTGTCCACCTACGTTGATCAGGCGCATGGCGCCCTTGATGAGTTCGCGAACCGTGTTCATTTGGTCTCCAAATCAAAAAGGCCCCGCCCGTTTGTGCGGGAAGGGCCTTTAGTTAGCTCACTGAAGAGCTTATGACGAAGCGATCAGGCCAAGCTGCTTGAGAGCCTTGACGATGTCGCCGACCGTGTATGCCTTGGTGCCAACGTCACCAGTGAAGGTGCTGTCAGACTTTGAGGCGGTTCCTGAACCGGCGGTGAAGCCAGTCGTGGTTCCGGTCGTGCTGTACTGCGCGATACCGGCCTCGCCATAGAACCCGACTGGGTTCGCTGGGTCGTTGCCGACGATCGCTCCAAAGGCGCCGCCAGATACGACATCCGGGTTAGCGCTGTACTCAGTGTTTGGTGCTGCCATGTGAAATTACTCCAAGAAGTTAGTCGGTTACTGGTGCGCCGGTCAGAACATCGATCCAGTTCGTGCCGTCTGCGAAGCAGAGCGCTGGGTCTGGAGCTGCATCGCTGCAGAACAGAACACCGCCAGCAGTTGCTGCTGGTAGGCTTGCAAAGGCTACAACTGGCACAGAAGCGGCAATGGATGCCGTTCCGGTCAGATCGCCCGTAACATCGCCTGTCACGTTGCCGGTGAGGTCTCCGGTCACGTTACCAGTGA